TGGTTAACCACTTCCTTACCGATACTGATGCTTTCTTCATCAAAACAGATGCACCTAACGGCTTCAAGAACTTCAACCGCTCGTCTATTAAAACAGCGATGGAAGGAGATTTTGATACTGGCAACATGCGCTTTAAAGCTCGTGAACGTTACTCATTCGGTGTATCCGATTGGCGTTGTGTTTACGGTACTCCCGGCGCAGCGTAACCTCACGGTAACGTGTTGTATTGAAAAAGGGGGCTTCGGCCCTCTTTTTTTGTCTTGAGATTGACAACAAATACGGGTCAGTGGTATGTTATAGTTACACTTATCGGGAAACATTCCGGTGAATCTGACAGTCCCCGACTGACGATATGCAGACAGATTCTCCATAACTCGCATGTGAGGAATATATCATGGGTCAGACTACTTTTTCCGGACCAATATTGGCCGGTACTATCAAAAACACTACAGGCACTTCTGTAGGATCTAACGTTAAAAACACGGGCCAAGTTGTAATGGCTCAGTCTTTCTCTACGGGTGTCGTACTAGACAGTGGCGCTTCTGCCGCAAACACTACTTCTGTTGTTATTCCTGCAGGCTCACAGATCATTGACATCGTCATTGACGTGGCCGGTGTTATGGTTGGCGCAACGTGCGTGTTCAGCATTGGTGATGTATCAGGGGGAAATGCAACATTCTTGAATGCTTTCTCTATCTCAGTAGCTTCTGGCGCTGGTCGTAAGTATCCAACCACTGAAGCTGGCGGCGCATTAGTTTGGGCTGACACAGGCGCTTCGGATCTTCGTTTAACTTGGACATCTACGGGTGCCACCTCTAACGGTGAAGTTCGAGCTACGGTTCTGTACCAGCAAGCTAGTGATATCGCATAATTTAAGCAGGAGGCTTTGTAATGGCATCTGATGTAAAAGCAACCTACCTGACGGCTTCCGGAAATGTTTTCTTGGGCCGTACTCGGGTAAAAGCAATTCATTATCAAGCAGGCACGTCCCCTACCCTCGTCCTTAAAAACGGCGGCGCGACGGGACCAACCTTACTGACAATGGCTTTTGTTAACGCGACTGATGACACAGTGTACATACCGGATGAGGGCATGCTCTTCTCAGAAGGGTGTTACGCCGTATTGACCAACGTGACCAGCGCCACCGTTTTCTACAACTAGGGTGGACAACTCCCTATATGGGGAGTTGAGGGTGATGGTGAAACCTAAGAAACAACCCAGCGAAAGCGAGGTAAGGGACGCATAATGGCAACATCCGGAAGCACAGATTTCGAGTTAGACGTCGCCGAATATGTCGAAGAGGCATTTGAGCGGTGTGGGCTAGAGGTCCGTACAGGTTATGACATGAAATCTGCAAAGAGGTCTTTGAACCTTTTACTTGCGGACTGGGCCAACCGTGGCCTAAACCAGTGGACTATCAAGCAGCGGGCGCTGACGATGGTGGCCGGAACGGGTGAATATTCCGTAGGCGCCGACGTTATCGACATTTTATCGGTGGTCGTTCAACGCAACAACACTGATTACTCGTTACTTCGATTGAGTCGTGACGGGTTCCTAACGATACCCAACAAAACTACCCAAGGACGCGTTAACCAGTTCTTCTTGGATAGACAAATCTCCCCAAATTTAAAGCTATGGCCGGTCCCGGATAACAGCTCTGACGTTGTTTATTACGATGCACTGACGCGCATGGACGATGCTGACATCTACACTAACTCTATGGAAGTGCCTTTCAGGTTCTACCCTTGTTTAGCGGCAGGTTTAGCCTATTATCTCGCGTTAAAACGCGCTCCAAACAGGGTTCAGATGTTAAAAGCGGTCTACGAAGAAGAATTTGAAAGAGCGGCCACCGAGGATCGGGACCGTGCTTCCTTTAATGTTGCCCCCAATTTTGATTATTACAGGGTGGGCTAATGGGTAAGTTCGCGGCGGGCAAAGAAGCGTGGGCAATCTCCGACAGGTCAGGGTTTCGTTACCCTTACCGATTAATGAGGAAGGAGTGGAATGGACTTTTAGTGGGTCCCGACGAATATGAGCCAAAGCAGCCTCAATTAGGCCCTTTCCGCAAGGTTTCTGACCCCGAAGCACTTAAAAATGCGCGTCCGGATCGAGTAGAACCCTTAGATGTTTATGTGGGATTGCCTTTAGTGGTGGCCCCCAACCTAAGACCCGTACAAGGTTTTGGTCAAGTTGGATCAGTGACGGTGACCACATGAGTTTTACTTACGCACAGCTACAGCAAGCGATTCAGGACTATACCGAGAACGACGAAACGTCTTTTGTGACTAATCTGCCCCTTTTTATAAGGCAGGCAGAGGAAAGAATCCTTAAAGGCGTCCAGTTAAACCTTTTTAGGAAGAATGTAAGCGGCACAATGACGTCGGGAAACCGGTTCTTAGCGGCACCTAGTGACTTTCTAGCCCCTTTTGCGCTATCCTTTGTTGATAGTAGCGGCGACCATGTGTTTTTACAGTTTAAAGACCCGGATTTTGTACAAACCTTTAATCCAGACGCAACAACGACGGGAAACCCTCGTTTTTACGCGAGTTTTGATGTAGGTAACTTTATTTTAGGTCCTACGCCTAATAGCGCGTATAATGTAGAACTACACTACTTCTATCGTCCACTAAGCTTGACGGCGGGGGTATCGGCCGGGACAACGTGGCTCAGTACAAATGCTGAGATAGCCCTATTGTACGGTTCGCTGATTGAGGCTTATACTTACATGAAAGGTGATCAGGATATGATGGCTATGTATGAGAAAAGGTTTGCAGAAGCGATGTCCCGCATGCAGGTGTTAGGCGAGACTAAAGAAGTGACGGATGAATACCGCACTGGACAAATAATAAGGCCTAAACAATGAGTTTTCCAGCAATGAAGCTAGAATCGGTGCCTACCCACGCAGTTAAGGTACACACCACCAGCGGAAGAGGTTTTTCGCCAGAAGAAGTTGCAGAGAGGTGTGCGGATAAGATTATCGCGATCTCTGATGACGCTAACCCGGCCATTAAGGCCCAAGCCCATGCTTTTCGTGGGCAGCTAACTAAAGCACTAGAATTTTATATGCGCGAAGCTATCAAATCCGATAGAACAACCGTGTATAACGTTTTGACCGATGCAGGCCATCCAGAGCTTGCTAAACTTATCAGGAGAATTTGACCATGGCCTTTACCGGAAACTTTATGTGTACCAGCTTTAAGAAAGAATTATTGTATGGTGCCCACGACTTCGACGCCTCTAGCGGCGATACCTTTAAAATTGCGCTTTACACCAGTTCGGCGACGCTTAATGCGGCGACGACTGCGTATGCTTCTACCAACGAAGCCAGTGGAACAGGTTATACCGCCACTGGGGCCGCATTAACCGCCATCGACCCTAGCTCTTCAGGCACTACCGCTTTGACTGATTTCAGCGACGAGACGTGGACCACGACGACGATTACTGCCCGCGGCGCATTGATTTATAACACTACGCCTAATACTTCGTCTATCTCCCTTACCAACCCGGCCATTGTCGTGTTGGATTTTGGTTCAGACAAGTCTTCAACAGCGGGTGACTTCACAGTTGTCTTCCCTACTGCTGATGCAAGCAATGCGATTATTCGGATAGCGTAATGACTGACATAGCCGTCTCCTTTAAAGGCTGGAATTCGTCCAGCCAAAGTTGGGGCGGTGGCGCGTGGGGACAGGGTGAATCACTTCAGGGATTAACCGGAAGTGTTGGAGCGGTAAGTGTCCTCAACGAGTTAAATGCCCTCGTATTAGTCAGCGGAGTTGCCGCCACTGCCGATGTTGGCACGGCTACTGTTATTGCAGAAGCTAACGTTTACCCTGTTGGCATAGCCGCTACAGGAAATGTTGGATCTGTAACCATTATTGCAGAAGCTAACGTTTACCCTGTCGGCATAGCCGCTGCAGGTGTTGTCGGGACGGTGGTGGCGTCGGCAGGTGCTGACGTACCTGTCACAGGTTTACAGGCTACAGGAAATGTTGGATCTGTAACCATTATTGCAGAAGCAACCACGTCTGTCACGGGTGTATCAGCCGGTGGCGTAGTAGGTTCAGCCGCAGCCGCAGCCGCAGCCGCTGTGTCCGTCACGGGTGTATCCGCCACGGGTACGGTTGGGTCGGCAACAGCACGAATTGGTCGGTCCGTTTTAGTTACGGGTGTATCCGCCACGGGTACGGTTGGGTCTGTAACCATTATTGCAGAAGCTAACGTTTACCCTGTTGGCATAGCCGCTGCAGGTGTTGTCGGGACGGTGGTAGCGTCGGCAGGTGCTAACGTTTACCCTGTTGGCATAGCCGCTACAGGTGTTGTCGGGACGGTTGGAACGGTGGCAGGTGCTAATGTACCTGTCACAGGTTTACAGGCTACAGGAAATGTTGGATCTGTAACCATTATTGCAGAAGCTAACGTTTACCCTGTTGGCATAGCCGCTACAGGTGTTGTCGGGACGGTTGGAACGGCGGCAGGTGCTGACGTACCTGTCACAGGTTTACAGGCTACAGGAAATGTTGGAACGGTGGTAGCGTCGGCAGGTGCTAATGTACCTGTCACAGGTTTACAGGCTACAGGAAATGTTGGATCTGTAACCATTATTGCAGAAGCTAACGTTTACCCTGTTGGCATAGCCGCTACAGGTGTTGTCGGGACGGTTGGAACGGCGGCAGGTGCTAATGTACCTGTCACAGGTTTACAGGCTACAGGAAATGTTGGATCTGTAACCACTATCGCAGAAGCTAACGTTTACCCTGTTGGCATAGCCGCTACAGGTGTTGTCGGGACGGTTGGAACGGCGGCAGGTGCTAATGTGTCTGTCACAGGTTTACAAGCCACCGGAACTGTTGGAACCGCATCCGCCGGCGGCGGGGCTAATGTCCCTGTCACAGGTTTACAAGCCACCGGAAGTGTCGGATCTGTGACCGTTATTGCAGAAGCTAACGTTTCACCCGTGGGCGTCGCCGCCACCGGTATTGTTGGAACAGTCGTAGCGAAGGCCGATGCTAACGCTGTAGTTACGGGAGTTCAGGCAGCAGGTCAAGTGGGAAGTGTTACGGTTGAAGCCGACGCTACCGTTAATGTAACAGGAGTCTATGCAACGGGTGTTGTGGGTCCAGTACTGGTTTACGGCCGTATTGTTCCGGATCAAGACCCCAATTGGACAAACATAGCAGCGTGAGGAATTAAAGATGCCCAGTACTTATACAGTCAACCTCGGAATTGAAAAACCGGCCACCGGTGAACAGTCAGGAACATGGGGCGACACGGTTAATGACAACTCTAATATATTAGACGAGGCCATTAACGGTGTAGTTTCGATAACGCTGAGTTCCGCGGGATCTTCCGGCTCACCTAATCAAATCGCCATTACTGATGGCACCGCGTCTACCGGACGCAATAAGTGGATCGAATTCGCCGACGGCGCTGATCTAGGCGCCGCGTCTTACGTGGAGCTTATCCCTAACAACGCTGAAAAAATATGCTTTATCCGAAACAGCCTTTCGGGCAGTCGCTCAGTATTCCTTTTCCAAGGCACGTATAACACGGGCCGCGACCTTGAGATTGCGGCGGGCACTGACGTGCTTGTCAAGTTCAGTGGTGGTGGCAGCACAGCGACGGTAGTTAACGTTTACGCCAACTTAAAAGTTGACGGAATTGTAGCGACGACCGCGGATATTAATGGCGGAACAATCGACGGGTCCGTGATTGGTGGCTCTACTGCCGCAGCGGTTACCGGAACTACTGTTGTGGCTAACACTAGCCTTAACATCGCAGCCGATGGCGCGACGGTTACCGGGATAAAAGACGAAGACAACATGGCGTCTAACAGCGCCACCAAACTAGCCACCCAGCAGTCAATTAAGGCTTACGTTGATAGTCAAGTTGGGACAGTGGACACCCTTTCTGAAGTTTTAGCCGGCGGAAACACGTCTGGCGCTACTGACATCGACATGGATAATGCACAGAAAGTGCAGTTCCGCGATGCGGCCATCTACATTAACTCCAGCATAGATGGTCAGCTTGATATTGTAGCCGACACCGAGATTCAAATTGCCGCTACTACGGTTGATTTAAACGGAATACTGGATGTTTCGGGTAATATTGTGGTCGCAGGAACCGTTGATGGACGTGATGTAGCTGCTGATGGCGTAACGGCAGATGCCGCTTTGCCTAAAACGGGTGGCGCCATGACAGGTGCTATAACCACAAGTAGTACATTCGATGGTCGTGATGTATCTGTTGATGGTACTAAGTTAGACGGTATTGCCGCAGGAGCTACTGCTAACGTAGGCGATATTACGGGGGTCACAGCAGGCACAGGTATGTCTGGTGGAGGTACTTCGGGTTCTGTTACCTTAACCAACTCTGCGCCTAACGTGGTTCAAACCACAGTTTCGGGTTCTGCTGGATCTTTCACAGGTTCACTTGCGGGTGATGTTGCGGGTACTCAGGGTGCTACCGTTATCCAAGTTGACGCTGTAGACATAGCAATGTTATCGGCCTCAGGTACTGCAGGCTCCTCTACGTTCTTACGTGGCGATAACACATGGGCTACTGCGGGTGGCGCAGGTGATATTACTGAGGTCATAGCAGGCACGGGCATGTCGGGTGGAGGTACTTCGGGTTCTGTTACCTTAACTAACTCTTCGCCTAACGTGGTTCAAACCACAGTTTCGGGTTCTGCTGGATCTTTCACAGGTTCACTTGCGGGTGATGTTGCGGGTACTCAGGGTGCTACCGTTATCCAAGTTGACGCAGTTGACATAGCCATGTTATCAGCATCAGGCACAGCAAGCTCTACCACGTACCTTAGAGGTGATAACACATGGGCTACTGCGGGTGGGGGTATAGGCAGTTTTATTGGCACCAGTGCAGCTATATCTAGTGATGGTACAGCGTTAGAGAATGATGATGGATCTTCTAACAATAATATAGGTATTGGTCTTCGTGCAGGACGTCAGTTAGTAACAGGTGCTAACAATATTGCACTAGGCGATGAAGCATTAAGAAACGCCACAACGAGTGGAAACATCGCCCTTGGACAGAGCAGTTTGTGGAGGAATACATCAGGTTCCTACAACACCGCTGTTGGACATAACGCCCTGCAGGGCGGTGCTACGTATACGGGTAGCTATAATATTGGTGTAGGTTATCAAGCGGGTACAGGTATTACCACGGGTCAATACAATGTAGTAAGTGGTTACCGAGCTGGATACGCTGTAACCACGGGTAATGACAATGTACTTTTAGGTAAAAGTGCAGGTTATCGCCTAGTCACAGGTATAAGTAATGTTATTATTGGAGAGGCTGCAGGTTTTGATCTAGCTGGGTCAGAAAATGTAGGATTGGGTACAAGAGCTTTAAAAGGCGCTTATGGACTGTCCACAGGTTCATATAATATAGGTATAGGGTATGAAGTTGGAACTGGATTAACCACGGGTAGCTATAACTTCCTTGGAAGCTGGTGGGCTGGTTACGGGGTAACAACAGGCCAGAAAAACAACTTACTGGGGTATAAGGCCGGGGAGTACGTAACAACGTCATCGAGTAACGTAGCTGTTGGTACGGAAGCGTTAAGAGGTGCTACCTCTGCTAAACTAACAGGCTCTTATAACACAGGTATAGGTCACCAAGCTGGCTATGCTATAAGCACTGGGTCATACAACGTACTGAATGGTTATACAGCGGGTTATGCTTTAACTACAGGCTTATACAATGTATATCTAGGAAGAGAAGCAGGTAAAGGGGCCACCACAGGTTCCGCCAACAATGCAATGGGTCTTCTAGCTTTTGGTGGGGCATTAGGTACGTATACTGGAAGCTATTCGGTAGCTATAGGACATCAAGCGGCTCTGTATAACCAGTCTGGGACAAATAACACCTTCATTGGTGGTCGTTCACCTGCTAGTGACGCAAGAAGCGGTAGCAATCTTACTTGTTTAGGTTCTTATGCTCAGCCCTCTTCAGGCACAGTATCTAATGAAGTAACCATAGGTGACACATCAGTGTCCCGTTTTAGAATCCCGGGAATAGGTGTTGATTGGACATCTAGTACCCTGCCCGGAGGTATCGGCAGCTTTATTGATAACTCTATCGCCATTTCCAGTGACAACACAGCACTAGCTAATGATGATGGCACCAACAATAAGAATATTGGTATAGGAAAAAGTGCAGGTAACTCAATAACGACTGGATTTAGTAATGTAGCTATAGGTACCAGTTCTATGAACCGAGGCACTGTAGGGTATGCGAATATTGCAATAGGCCCAACAGCTTTAGACAAGTCCAATAACACAAACTACTCCATTGCTATAGGGTACGACTCACTTAGTGGTGCTTCAGGAACAGGAGTAGCAGGTATAGAGAATACTGGAATAGGTTCACAAACAGGTTATAACTTAACATCCGGTCTTAAAAATGACCTGATCGGTTACAGATCTGGATTTTATTTATCAACAGGTTCATACAATACAGGTGTTGGTCCAGAGGCTCTAAGAGGGCATACCACGTCTTTACTCACAGGTATGTACAATGTAGGGGTTGGCTACCAGACTGGGTATAACTTAACCACAGGTATGTACAATGTGTTTAATGGATACAGGGCAGGCTATGCTGTAACCACTGGCAATTATAATGTACTCAGCGGGTGGAGCGCAGGTATAGCCATAGATTCAGGAAGTAATAACATAGCCAGCGGTTATAATGCTGGTAAGTCCATATCTAGTGGTGAAAAGAACATAGCCTTAGGAAATGGTGCACTTAGTAAAGTCACTACTGGGCAAGGTAACATAGGATTTGGCAACGAAGTTTTGGGAGAAGGTGGAGCAAGCGTAGTAACAGGTTCATATAACATCGGTATTGGTCATCAGGTGGGCTACTTTATGTCTGGTGCAGTATCCTACAATGTTCTCATGGGTTACCAGACAGCCACACAACTAACGACTGGCGCTAATAATGTATTTATAGGTAAAAACACGGGT